GCTTGCGAGTGGAACGATCAAAGCCCTGCAAACGGGCTACCGATTAGCGCAGTATAACCTTATCGAAGGGCAGACCGAGTGGGCCTACCAATACGGGGTAAGTTCAACTGTTAGCGGGAATGTGGCCATATCCGTCGGTATCCTCAAGATGCCCTTCGTCAGTCACATTGACAACCCCTACGCCCCGAATGTGGATCTCACCTTCGGGCAGCCAAGGTTGGTGTACTACAACGCCGTGAATGCCAGCGGGTCGCCGTACGCCTACACCAACAACAATCTCTACAACACCTACTGGCTCAATTACATCAACGAAACGGTCAGTCAAGAAGCCTTGCAGTTGGAACTCACGATGATGCTCTCATCCGTGGACATCTACCAACTTGACTTCCGCAAGCCCATCTATTACGGCGGCATTCGTTGGCGGTTGCTGGAAATTCGTGACTATTTGGTCGGGCAGATGAAGCCCTGCCGTGTCACGCTCCGACGCATTCTGAACCTCACCGACTTTGCCGCAACCACGACGACCCCGCCTGCAAACGACCCGTCGGCCTTGTTTAATGGCCCGATTGACCCCGACCCTGTGGACCCAGGGTATGAAGCACCCGTAAACCCCGAACTACCCTCCGAAGGATAACCATGGCAGATGTAACTAAAGAGATTGCACTTGAGGTAAGCCTCAAGGATAGCACAAGCGCAGGAACGCAAAGCGCAAAGCAGCGTCTGCGTGAGATGCAGAAAGAATTGATTGCAATGGCCGAAGCAGGCCAGCAGGGGACCGACGCATTCAGGCGATTAGAACAAGCGGCAGGGGAACTGAAGGATGAAATCGGCGATGTAAATCAACGCATTAAAAACCTCGCATCCGACACCAAAAGGATTGACGCTTTTGTTGGTGCGGTGCAGGGCATAGCAGCAGGCTTCCAAATCGCTCAAGGAGCGGCGGCATTGTTCGGCGATGAAAATGAGGACTTGCAAAAGGCAATGCTCAAGGTGCAGGGGGCGATTGCTTTAGCCAACGGGGTGCAGCAGGTGGCCAACCTATTGCAGAAGGAATCCTCGGTAATGATGGGGCTAAATACCCTTGCAACAAAAGCGTATGCCACGGTTGTAGGTGATGCGACTGAAAAAACGAGGTTGTTTAGGCTTGCCCTTGCGGGATTGGGGCTTGCAGGAATCTTGGTCGTGCTTGGCTTGATTGCCGAAGCAATGGGCTTTTTTAGCAAAGTGACGGAGGATGCCACAAGTTCGCAAAAGGACTTGAAACGCTCCTTGGAAGATACCGCTGGAACGCTTGAGTACTATGAACGGAAACTCAAAGCCAATGGAGCAACCGAGGCAGACCTTGCCAAAATCCGCAGGAAGGCACTTGAAGCAGAAAAGGCTGAACTTGACCGCAAATTGCAGGAAGATGTCGCTCGCTTTGGGGTCAAAAATGATAAGTACCAAACGGCTTTGCGCCAAGAGATTGAGTTGCTTGACATCAAAATCAAGGAAGAATCCAATATAATTAACCAAGCGGCAAGCACTCTATCAGCAGCAGAAAAGTCAAGAAGGGACAAAGCCAATGCCGATCGCAAAGCCGCCAGTGACAAAGCCATTGCAGATCGGATCGCAGAGAATGAACGCATCGCCATCCTTGCCGCTGCTGAACTTCAAGCGGAGGCCGATTCGGTGGCCTACGAGAAAGCATTGTTAGAGCAGCAGACCGCTGACTTCAACGCATTTGCAGAAGCCTACTTTGCCGAAAGCGATGCCATCCTTGAACACGACCGCAAGAATGCCGAAGAACGCAAGGCCATTGAGAAAGCCGTTGCCGATTACAAGGAGCAGGTCGTCTTTGATTCCGTTGCAGCCATCGGGCAGACGCTCTCCGCATTTGCAGGGGAAAACAAAGGCTTGGCCATTGCAGCCTTGGCAATTGAGAAAGGTGCGGCGATTGCTAATGTCATCGTAAACCTAAACAAAGAAATGGCGGCCAATGCGGTCATGGCTGCGGCCAACCCTGCGAATGTCGTGACGGCGGGAGCGGCGGGTATCGCACAACTCAAAGCGTTCAACACTATGGCCAAGATTCGTGCAGGCTTGCGGATTGCAGCCATTACGGCGGCAGGCATTCAAGCGGGCAAGGCCATCACAAGTGGTGGCGAAGGAGGCGGTGCGCCTTCACCTGCTGGACCGATGCCTTCGGGTGCGGGTGGGGCTGCTGCTCCCCCCATCTTCGCCAACCCCAACACGACCGACCTATCCTCCTTTGGGAACGGCCAAGGCCAAGGGATGCAACCCATGCGGGCCTATGTGGTTGAGCGGGACATTCAGCAGACGACCAGCAGGGTGCGACGCTTGTCCGAATTTGCAACATTAGGCTAACCGTTACACTTGCCTACATGGAACTTCCCGTGTACCGAATGACGGTTGATGAGGTGGACGAAGGCGTGCAGTTTGTCGCCCTCGTTGATATGCCTGCGATTGAGAAACCCTTCCAAGCCTTCGCCAAGACCCCGCAAAGATTTGCCGAAACGGGTGAACGCCGTGTGCTGACGGGACCGCTCATGCTTGCCGATACTCCCATCTACCGCAAGGACGACACCTACGGGGAGTACTATGTCGTGTTTGACAAGGCGACCATCCGCAAAATCGTGCAGAAGTACTTCAAGCAAGGGAACCAGCACAATGTGAACGCCTACCACAACGCCGAACTGGATGGGGTCTTCATGTTTGAGAGTTACATCACCGACACCGAGCGTGGCATCCTTGCACCGAAAGGCTACGAAGACACCCCCGACGGCTCTTGGTTCGGCTCCTTCAAAGTGGAGAACGACGAAGTGTGGGAGAACCGCCACGCCTTCAAGGGTTTTTCCGTGGAGGGCCTCTTTGGGATGAAGAACACGGGGACCGAACTGGAGGTCGCACTCGCTGGCCTCGCAGACGATTTGACTAACTTTTTGCAACATATCAACCCAACCTACAAATCCCAATAACATGAACCTAAAATCAGCCATTGACACCCTCCGCACCGAGTTGCGGAAGTTCACAACCCAAAAGCAAACCTTCGCCGACTACAAGTTGGTGGATGGAACCATTGTCCGTGTGGACGGCGACCTCGTTGCAGGTACCGCCGTTTATGTAATTACCGAGGACGAAACCCTGCCTGCCCCCGATGGTGAGCATCAAGTTGAGGGTGTTGGCACAATCAAAACCGAAGGCGGCAAAATCACCGAAGTCGTTGTCGCCGAAGCCCCAGCATCTGCCGAGGAAGTCGCCGTTGCTGCCGAAATCACCCCCGAAGTTGCGGGCGAAGTGGTGAGCGAAATCGCCGAAGGCTATCCGATGGTGGATCCGTTGATGGTGGAAGAAATCGTCAAGAAGCACCTCGTTTCCATCATGGAGGAACTGAAGGCCGCCTATACCGAAATGGGTAAGATGAAGGACAAGATGGCTGCCTTTGCCTCGCAGATGGAAACCATGACCGACATCGTTGAGAAGGTCGCCGAACTCCCATCCGAAGCCCCGAAGCCAACCGCCTCTGCCATCGTGGAGCAACGGAAGGCCGCTGCGCAGCAGAACTTCAACGCACTCGCACAAGCAATCCAAACTCTCAAAAAATCCAATTAATCCTTAACCCCCCTTAAAACAAAGCCATGAGTTATTCATTCGTTTCCCCGCTGACTACTTATACCGAGCAGCAGCGTTTACCCCTCATCACTAAAGCAGTCTTCTCCGCTCGTTCTGCTGCTCTATTTACCAAGCAAGTTGGTATCAAGTCGGCTGCTGCGTTAAACCTCATGGACACCGATGCCGCTATTGCGGGCGGTGACACTTGCGGATGGACTTCTTCAGGAACCACAACCTTCACGCAGCGTAACATCACCGTTGGTCGCATGAAGATTCAAGAAGAACTTTGCCCTCGCTCTTTAGAGCAATACTGGATTCAATCCCAGTTGACCGCAGGTTCTACCTACGATAGTGTTCCCTTTGAGCAGGCTTTCTCCGAGCAGAAGGTTCTCCGTATCGCCGAAGCCTTGGAAACCGCTATTTGGCAGGGCAACGCTTACTTCAGCGGTGTTAACCAGTTGCTGAACGCTGCATCGGGTTCTACCGTTCTCGCCAACGCTTCCAGCACCACTTGGAATCCAGTATCGGCTTCCGTTGGTATCACCGACACCAATATCATCGGCATCTTTGACAAAATTTACAACGACATCCCGCAGGCCATCTTGACCAAGACTGACCTCGTAATCTTCTGCGGATGGAACAACTTCCGCACCTTGATTGGAGCCTTCAAAAAGCAGGCTGGTGTTATGTATAATCAGGTTGACTTGCAGGGCATGGCCGATGGCGACATCATCTACCCTGGCACGAATGTCCGCGTAGTTGCAGTTCCAGGTTTGACTTCTACGAACCGCATCGTCTGCACTTACCTCGGTAATTTGTTCGTAGGAAGTGACTTGCTTTCCGACGAAGAGCAGTTTTCCATCTGGCATTCAAGGGATAACGACTCTATCCGTTGGCAGGCAGCTTTCAAGCTAGGAGTGAATTTTGCGTATCCAGATTTCATGGTTGACTTCCGCTTGGCCTAAGTGTAAGGGGGGAGGGAAACTTCCCCCCGTTATTTTGTTCCATCCCTAAAATAAAATATACACTATGTCTTGTTCTCTCACTACGGGCTACGCCCTCGGATGCCGTGACGCCGTCGGCGGTATCAAAACTATTTATGTCCAAGCAATAAACGCTACGGGTTCCGTGAACACGAACGGCAGCGGCTTGGTAACTGGATTCACTCCTACCTCGGTATCGGGGTCTTGGTTTGAATACGACTTGACTAAGGCTACCTCCAGCATGACGGAAACCTTGAACGCAAGCACCGAAAACGGCACTTTGTTCTACACCCCCGAAGTGACCTTCACCATCAATAAGTTGCAGACCTCCGTCCGTAATGAGTTGCGCTTGTTGGCTCGGAATCGTCTGCTGGTCATCGTCCTTGACAACAACGGACGCTATTGGTTGCTTGGTGCTGCGAATGGCTTGGAAGCCTCCGCTGGGACTGCTGGAACGGGGACCGCATTCGGTGACAGGAGTGGCTACGAAATGACGCTGACAGGCATGGAACCCGACCCCATGCTGAACATCGCCGCCGCAACTTTCTCGGCATCCACGACCCAAATCAGCGGTTCGTAAAGTATCTTTGACCTGCGGTTCTCATACTCCGCAATGGTTTAGTGGTTAGGGCCATCTCTCACGGGGTGGCCCTTTTTTTTTGTATCTTTGGGCATGAGAATTTGCATCGTTTACAACGCCCACCCGACGGGGTGTTCCTTCTACCGCTTGGAAATGCCGAACGCATATCTTGGCGACAACTACACGGAGTTCGATTATGTCTGCGTCGATAACATCGCCAATGTCAAAGACGAGGACCTAAAGACCGTTGATGTGTGGCTTTTTAATCGCTTGTGGTGTCAAGGCACGCTGGACCAAATTCGGAAGGTCTACGAGGCTCTCACGGCGTTTGGGGCGAAGGTTATCTTGGACCTTGATGACTACTGGGTGCTGGAGAGCGGACATATCATGTACCGCCACTATTTGGACACCAAGTTGGACGAGCAGATACGGGAGCATATCCGACTTGCGGACCATGTGACCACCACGACCGAACACCTCGCACAAAAGATTCGCCTGCTCAACAAGAAGGTAACTATCCTGCCGAATGAGCCGTACGAAGCATATCAGCAGTATAAGGCCAGTCCTGACGAGGAACCCGAACCGCACCTGTTCAAGATTGGTTGGTTCGGAGGGGCGCAGCATCAGGAGGACATCGCCTTGGTGGAACACTCCTTCGGCCTGCTGGCTCATGACAAGTCGCTGGACGGGAGGTATAAGATTTACCTCGGCGGATGGAACGATGGGAACGCCGTCTATGACGACTACGAGCGGATGCTATCTTGCAAGGGGCTGAACAAGAATTACGGCCGCATCCAAGCCGCTGACATCTATTCCTATGTGGGCGGTTACAACTTCATCAACGCCACCATCGCCCCCCTCCGTGATACCAAGTTCAACCGCCTTAAATCGGAGTTGAAAGTCGTGGAAGCTGGCTGGATGGGCAAGGCAATAATTGCATCCGAAATCATCCCCTACACCGACATCGTCGTCCACGGCCACAACGGGTTGCTGATACCTTACGGGAAAAAAGACGCTTGGTACAAGGCGGTCCGCAAGTTTGTGAACGAACCCGACTACGCCAAGGGGCTTGCCATGCAGTTGTCCAAGGATGTCCGTGAGCGCTTTGACATCAGCAAGACCGCCGAACGGAGGGCCGAACTCTACCGAAGCATCGGGCGCAAATTGTGAAATTCGGGCGGATTCTACATTTGGGAATAGAGTGATATACCTATCCCCCAACACCACCAACACCATCGTCGTCACTTGGACGCAGCGGGCCTCATCGGGGGACCGTTACATCTTGCGGCTGACCAACATCGCCAAGAATGTCACGACCGACTTCACAATCCTCAAGACGGCCAACCTTTCCAACTACACCGAACGCTATGACAAATTTTCGCTTACCTTGGGGGCGGTTGAAACAGGCTCGTATCGTTATGAAGTTTACGATACCAGTAGCACGGTTGCAGCAGCCGTTGCGGTGGTTGAAACGGGCTTGGCGTATGTACAGGTAGTTTCCCTCACATTCAACACCTTCGCCAATTCCATCCAGTACACCGTCTTCGGGGCATCCGAGGAGGGTGTCTTTGACCAAACCTTTGACCAAACCTTCGCATGAGCGTACAAACTCGCAGTCAGTTGCAGGCTTCGGCCCTGACCATTACCAACGAAACAACCGCCGCAGCCAATACCGCCGTCCGTGTGGGTGGACTCTTTGACGACCTCGCAGACACCGCTACCTTGGACCGAGAGCGGGGCGTTGCAAACCTGTACCTTGACACGGACACCAACTTCACCCCAACCCAAGGGAGTGCGGTAAAACTGACCTCTGCAATGAAGTCGGGTCTGCTGACTGCTTACAATTTTTCACGGACGACCAGTTCCATCACCTACACAGGCACGACGAGTGCTGCTTTGCGGGTATCGGCAAGCATGGTGTTCAAGCAGGGGAACGGCAACCAAATCAAGATTTACATTGCCAAGAACGGCAACGCCATAAACCAGTCAATGACTGACATTACGACGGCTCACAATGACGGTCATTCGGTTACGATTGAAGCAGTTCTGCAAGGTGCGGTCAATGATGAGTTCACCATCTTAGTCAACGCCGTAAATAGTGGCGCAAACATCATAATTTCGGCTCTCAACTTCACCGTCCACACGCTATGAGCATAAAGCAATCATTTACCCAATGGTTGGGTATTGAACACAAAGTCCCCGTGATGCTTGAAAACAAGGCGGGCAAGTACATCACCTACGGGGCGTTCAACGAGTACCCCTACTATCTGCTGGACAACTACCGAAGGAGCAGCAAACACAACGCCATCGTGAATGGCAAGGTGAACTACATCGTGGGCGGTGGATGGCAACCAGGGGAGAAGATGACCGTGGAGCAGCAGGCAAGGTATGCCAAGTTCTTTGACGGACTATCCGAACACGACGACTTGAATGACATCACCGAAAAGTTGGTCTTGGACTTGGAACTATTCAACGGGTTTGCCGTCGCAGTCACATGGAACAAGATGGGAACCATTGCGAAAATGGAACACATTCCCTTTGAAAAAATCCGAGTGGACAAGGACGAGCGGATGTTTCAAGTGGCCGATTGGTACGACGATGCAATGGTTCAACTTTACCCCAAAATCGGGGATGTAGAGAAAATCCCCGCCTTTGATGCTGATAACCGAATCGGTAAGCAACTGTTCTACTATCGTGTGTATGCTGCAGGCGTGAAGTCCTACCCCCTGCCCGAATACATGGGGGGGTTGGCATATATTGAAGCGGACTGTCAAATTGCCAACTTCCATGTGAACAACCTAAAAAATAATTTTTGGGGGGGATATCTCATAAACTTCAACAACGGAATCCCAACGCCCGAAGAACAGGGCGACATTGAGCGTCAAATCAAGCGCAAGTTCAGCGGGACCGATAATGCGGGTCGCTTTGTTGTGACCTTCAATGATGATGTCAATAAAGCCCCGACGCTGGAACCGCTCACTCCATCGGATATGGACAAGCAGTTTGAGATTCTCAACAAGACCGTGCAGCAGGAAATCTTCATCTCGCACCGTGTGGTAAACCCCATGCTCTTTGGTGTCAAGACCGAAGGACAACTGGGAGGCAGACAGGAAATGGTGGAAGCGTACGAACTATTCAAGGCTACCTATGTAAACGACCGAGTTCGCAAAGTGGAGCGGATGATTAACTACTTGGCTTCGTTCAATGGTGTAGAAGGAATTGAATTGATACCCATTGAACCCATTACCCAGCGATTGAGTGAGCAAGCCCTGCTGCAAATCATGACCCCCGAAGAACTCCGTGAGAAAGCGGGCCTTCCTGCATTGGAAAAGCAACCTGCCGATGTGGTTGGACCCAATCCCCAACCCGACGAGGTTCCGCAAACGCCTGTGGTCATGGGCAACGACAACATCAAGAAACTATCAGGCAGGGAGTACCAAAACCTCATGCGAATCGTCCGTCACTACGCCCAAGAAAAAATCACCTTGGAGATGGCCCGCACCATGTTGTCCGCTGGTTTCGGTCTAACCCCCGAAGAAGTGAACACCTTATTGGGCGTGCAGGAGCAAGCCTTCAGCGAACCCCAATGGGGCGAAGAAGACACCGAGGACTACGGATGGGGGGAAGAAGAGTTCAAGGTCTTGGAGGTGGTCGCAAGCAAGTTTGGGAGCAGTTCCGACGACTATGTGGTCATGCACTCCAAGCCCATG